GTACCTCGCTAGCTTGATGAAAGCCAACACCCGTATGTGGCTGATGACTGACACACCTGCATCGCAGTCTCCGCTTGATGCGTATGGTTTAGCGAAGCTCGTTAACCCCGACTCAGTGCCACAGCCAAACGCTTGCTAAAGCGGCAAGCACGAGCCTTACCTTCACCCGAACCCTCGATGTTCTGTGGGCAGGTAGCGCATGACTTGCTTTGTGGGGTTGTGACTTCTTCGTTGGGCACGACACCTTCTGCTGACCAGCAGGCAGGTTTAATGTCTTTGCCTTCTTCGTATTTCTCTGCGTAGTAGGTACGAGTCACGCCTTTGCCACTTGCCACGATGACCAAGTTCATTGACCGGTCTTCGTTCTTTGCAACTTCTTCGCCGCCCACGATCATGCGCCATACGCCGCCTTTGATCGAGATTGACTTACCGCCGGACGAGCCAGCAATGTCTTTAGTTGTTGCGTCAGATGCCTCACGCAAGTAGTCGGGGATAACTGAACCAGATTTGAAGAGAGTAACGTTGCTCATTTGATTTCCTTTGAAGGTTGGTTTACTTTGCACGGCGCACGGTGATCGAATACTTGGACTCGACATTCATGCCCTCGGGCAGCTTGTCAGGATTAGCTTGCAAGAAGTCCTTGAAGTTAAGCTGACTTACGCGACGTTCCAGAAGTTCTGGCGCATCGTGTTCTTTGATGAATCGGTACATAGCATCCCAGTCAGAAGGCCAGTACCGAGTCTTGACGGAACGTGTGAACGAACCGTGTTCTGTTTTGCCACCGTCTTGTCCGGTGGTTTTGCATATCTCAAGCAACTCGTGCTCAACGATATCCATTTGATCTTGCAACTCTTTAACGGCTGCTTCCATCTCTGCTGTCTTAATTGCTTTTGCGTCTCTGATCTTGATGTAGACCTTGACTAGTTCATTGGCGTCCATTGTGATTTCCTTTGATTTGCGGGTTGGGGTTGAAAGTATACAGTGTCAAATTACCTCGTCAAGCTAATTCTTGTTTATAAAGTTCAACGAGGTCTAAGTGCGCGTCCACCTTGTTCTGCAACATGGTGTACATACGGCGTTCAACAGGGCTACCTTGCAGGTGGGTGACTGTAACCTTGTTTGTTTGCCCTGCGCGGTGTGCGCGTGAGTTTGCTTGTAGGTATATCTCCGTAGATGCCACCGGCCCCCACCAGACAACTTGGTCTGCGCGGGTCAGGGTAATCCCGTGTGCCGTTGCCTGTGGAATAAGCAACAAGATACGTGGGTCGTCTTCGGTTTGGAAGCGTTTGATAATGTCGCCGCGTTGGTGGCTAGGCACACCGCCGTGAATACACTCAACCGTATATCCTCTTTTGAGCAACTCTTCCTGCAGCATCTCCATCGAGTGTCGGAACGGGATGAACACCAACACCTTATGGTCAGTGCCGTCAATCACATCCACCAGTTCATTTAGACGGTTGCTAACATCGAACGACACAACTTCCCTAGTGTCCGTATACGCCGCGCCTTGAGAGATTTGCAGTAGCTTGTTGAGCATGGCCGCCGCATTGGTTGCAGTGATCTCTTCGCCTGCCGCCACGGTCATCATCTGCTTCTTGATGGCCTCGTAGTATTTGGATTGCTGTGCGGTCAGTGGTGCTTCGCGTGTGGTGTAAAGCAAGTCCGGCAGGTCAAGACATTCTTCTTTGGTAAACCGTATAGCAGGTTGCAGAACTCTATGCACTGTGTCTTTGGAGTCAGCCTTGGGCACCCACTTGTACTGCGTCAGCTTGAGCATCACCTTGTCGCGGAACGAACCAAAGAAGCGTGGCACTGAGTCGGGGTTAACGAGCTTCGCTAAACCATACGCGTCAAGCGGAGACTGTGATGCAGGTGTGCCTGTCATCAACCACATGCGGGTGTTTGCTTTCATCAAGCTAGCGAGGTACTTCCAACGATCTGTCTGCACACTCTTAACGGCATTGGCTTCGTCAACGATGATGAGATCAAACCCACCCTTGGCAAGTTCATCGGACACTACCTTCACACCATCAAAGTTGATGATGACGAACTCGAAGTTGCCTTCTACAACCGCCTTGCGTTGCTTCTTGGTTCCCTGTGCAATAGCCACAGTGCGGTGCATCACAGTACGGAACAGATCAGAGCGCCATGCAGTCTCCATGATGGACACAGGACACACAATCAAGACACGATGCACCTTGCCTTGCGTTATCAGGTAGTCAGCCGCCCACGCCGCCGCACTGGTCTTGCCAGTACCCGCCTCGTTAAACACGAAGCAACGTGGATGCAGTGTGAGGAATTCGGCTGTGGTTCGTTGGTGCTCGAACGGCGTGTACACGCCCGGCCATTTGTATCGTCCCAAGATGGGACTAGGCACCTCTTGGATGCCGAGGTTTCGCAGAAGCTGAACCTCATCGAAGTCCCAGTTAACGAGCAGGTTGCCGTCAGGCAGAACCTTGCTCTTGGGTATCAGCGACGTGATTTGCGCCGCCTTTGTTGTGTTGAACAACAGTGCTTTGTTTTCAATGATTTGCATATACAGACTTTGAACAGATGGCAAAAATAGCTAGGTAGCGAACTACCTAGCTGAACCCCTTACCGGAGGTACCCAATGAACAGGTACCCAAATATTACATTACTTTTTACGTTCGCGCTTGGAAATTTGAGACTTCATGGCACCAGTTTTGGTACGGGCGAAGCTCGTATTTGCCGACTCACTAGCTGCTCTAAGATTAGATAGCTTGGTGGGTGCGCCGCCCTTGGAGAGTGCCTTCTTGTGGTCTACGTCCACGTTCGTTGGCAGGTCTCCGTTAGCCTTTTCATATGCCCTACGCGCTTGATTGCGCTCAGAGCGATTCTTGATTTGTTCGGGTGTGCCTTGGTACTTAGCGTACTCGGCTTTGTAGTCACGTTTCTTGGTTGCCATGATTACCTCAGTTGTGTGGGCATGATGATACGGGGCAAAACTTACACAAGGCTGAACTGCGGGGGTTCCAAACATTTAGCTCCACCGCCTTCTCGATTGCATTGGCTCGGCCTGCCCACTTTGACCAAATTTCAGGCAACTGTGCTCTCGTGTACTCAGCCCTAATTACATCTCCAACGACCATAAAAAGCAAGACGCCTTTGACGGTGTGAATCTCAGGGTGGTGAGCCATGATCATGGCCGCCAGTAGCTCCAGTTGGGCTGTGTCTGCATAGCGGCTTGACTTGCCTGTTTTGTAGTCAGCGACCCGTGCAATACCGCGCTCGTTGTTGACGGCTAAGAAGTCAGGGATGCCCCTGAACCATACGTCTTTATCAAAAAATCCACACGGCGTGAAGTCTGCTCGGATTGCCATGCGTTCTTCGCAGTAGAGAGTTCCCTCAATAGCTGCAAGTGGCTCCACGAAGCGTTGGAACTGAGCAAATTGGGGAGGGAAAGGTGCCTTGAGCTTGATGAAATCTTCGCAGGCTTTGTGTACGGCTGTGCCGTATAGGGTAGCTTCTGTGTCACTTTGTTTGAAAGATTTAAGGATACGCACTTCATGGTACCTTTTAGGGCAACCCTCGAAGTCTTTGATTGACGAGTAGGAATGTGCAAGTGCCATGAGTGCGAACCAATTTTGTTTGTTTGTGAAGGTCCGAGTTTAGCAGTCTCCATAGCTAGCGCCTAGTCCTGATTCACATGCAAGGGGCAGCCCCTGCGCCCACGATGGACGCCATGACATGCACTCTTCAACGTACGCTTGGGCTTCCTTGGCTTCCTCTGCCTTGGCTATGCAAGCAACCGCATCATGCACAGTCAACACTACCTTGTAGCGCTTGGCGATACGCAACATCTGCTCCCCCACGACACAGCGTGCTACTGCTTGGCAGAAGTTTTCTACCATCAGACCGCCGTACACCCGAGTCACCAGACCCTTGGATGTGTAGACCCACTGGTCTTTGCCGTCGTAGATTACTTTCGTAAGGTTGGGGTACTGGATGTGCAACCCGCTAGGCAGGGTGATGCCCTTTTGCGTAGC